GAAGCAAAACTCAATGCGCTCGAAGCTGACACCCAGTTATAAGAAGTCTTGCCTATTCCTGGTGTTCCGAATAACTGTCTATTGTGTATCACACGGATACCGTTTGTCACCTCGACTTCAGATTTGACAATAACGCTTCCTGTGAAGAATTTTCTGTTACCTGAATAAGATGCGCTAACAATTGCGTCAACTTTTGTTTCATCTTGGTCTACGCCGAGAGGTGTTAATTGATACCATATGGCATCAAAATCGCTTACGCCTAAAGGAGTTCCTCGTTCGATTATTGGAACAAGTTTCATGTCTCTTTGAGTGTCTTCCTCATGTGTAAGAAATCCTCTGCAGACAAGGTCTCTTATCGACCCGGTACCATAAGTTTTTTGAGACACCAATGCGAGTGTTATGCCCGGACCGCCATAGTTGTACACAACGGTCGAACCGCTTCTCGGGATATCTGCAAACGTGTAAGTTGAACCGCCGTAAGATATTGTTGTTCCGTTGCTGACTAAGTCTGAAAAGGGAATGGAGTCTAACCCAAACGTATAGTCTCCGTACGAAGAAGTCATTAGAGTCAAAGCAGTTTTGTCGTTAAACCAGCCATTTCCGAAGCAGAAGGGGACTTCAAATACTACTTTTTCTATTAGGAAAGGTTCGTCTATTGGAAGAGTGAACGTGTCTGTCGGTAGTGCATCATAAGAGGCGCTTCGCTGAACGCTTTTTGGTAGGTCGAGAACTAAATGCTTGCTGTAGTCACTTGGATTTAAGGCAAAAAGAGTCTGTATGCTTTCTTCAGATAGTTTTTGCTTTTTCTCTGTGTCCAATGAAAGATTGGATAAATTTGTACGGAATATTCTTAGACTTCCTATCCCCAATCCATTCCCATGACTGTCAAACCACTTGTCGTCCTCCACGAAATTTGATCCTGACGTGCCAAGAATTAAAGATGGAGAGAAAGAAGATCTTGTGTCGACAGCAAAATGATTTCCAAAACCATCGAGCTCAGATGTAGATTTCTGAGGTATGTTCCAATTTCCCGATCCTACGTTGAAATAGTAGATGCTGCTGCTGTTAGGAAGCATCTTGATTCTTGATTTCACGTCAAAAGACACTTTTATTTGTGTCTTATTGATTAAGCTGTTGGAGAAAGACCCAGGTGTTTCGCCTATTCTGGGTGCAGAACCAGTTGTGTAGAATGAGTCGCTCTGGTTTTGTTCAAATAAAGAATTTTCTGAAAAAGAGCTCACTTATTTCTACCTCTCTCACTCAAACTGTCAAACATTAAATTATCAAACAGACCAGACCTTAGTGTCATGTTGGTTTCTATGCTACCTGATTTGTATAATTCTACAATACTGATTGAATCAGTGTCGTTCATGTCTGTCACATAATCGACAGGTAGCATTGATGAAATCTGAGTCCTCTGATTGTTGAAATTTATTGTCTTCTGATCGTTAAAGGCGCCTGATCTCACAAAAGACGACGAGTCTCTGTCATTTAATACTTTTCTTGTCGACTTTCTCTTGTTGCGCGGAGGAGTAAGTCTAAACGTTGCTCCTCTTTCTAGACCGGGCCAGTCTTTATAGCTGTTGAGAGATATGGTGTAATCTGCTGTGTTGGATCCGTCTGTGTCTGTGTAAGTTCCGTTGTAAACAGACCCACCATTTCTGTATTTACCTCTACTGTCTTTTCTCAAGACGTAAGACAGGTCTCTATACCTCTTGCCGTATGTTGATCCACCGCAAGCAAATATTGCCATCGTTGCATTTTCATCGGACTCATATTGATGAAATATCCTGGGACCATATCGGAACTCGAGAACTCCTGACTCATATACGACAATGTCGTAAGACCCTATGTTGAATTTCGTTCCTGACGAAGGATTTGTAAAGATCTTCCACCTAATGACTAAAAACTTGCCTTCATTCGGATCGAATCCGACAAAGCTTTTTACACCCCCCAGAGAAGTGTCTATGCCAGGAGGCATAGGCGATATTCCAAGGTTAACATTGTTGAGCGTCAGACCGAGTCCTGTCAGATAAGTTGACGCTCCTGTATTTGATGTGTTTCTAAAGACACTTCTTACTTCTGTGTCCCACCATGGACAGAGTAAGACGTGTGCTGATGACCAAGGAGAGCTATTCATTATAACAGAAGAATTGTCTGAAGCATCGTCCATAGTTGCGTCTATGACTAAATCAGGATCAGCTTCGGGATCAAGTAGAATTGCAAATCCGTACGTCGAGACGTAAATCTGTCTGTAAGTTTTGTTGTCAAAATTAAAGTCGAATCCTAGATCTACAGTCACTTCTCCTACAGCATAGGGATCTCCTGCGCCGTTTGAAAGATATGTCATAGCAGACGATTCAATCGGATATAAAGACTGACCCACCGTGTAGGTCAAAATGTAGTCCTCGAACTTACTAGGAGGATTTTCTCTTTTAGATTTTGGTGAGGCAGTCATCAGTATAGCAAGCCTCCGTAAGCTATAGAATCAGTTCCAAGTACTGGGCTGTCGTATGTGAATCCACACGCTGAAGACACTTGGCCGTCTGCGACGTAGGTGTCCCCACCAGGAAGTAGATCAACTAATGCCGATGAAAGTTGCGAACCATAACTTGAAGTCAAAGGGTAACCTCTCGGCCTGTCTCCGTTTTCTACATAGGCGGGAATCTTCGTCTCAGTGTAGTTTATGTAGCCTATTATGGAAGTATTGCCTAGATTAACAATAGAACCTGATCCCATGTCGACAGTTCCATGATCGTCTATAAACCACATCTCGCCGGTCTTGGGTGTCCTGTAATCGACTGACAATATTTGGTCAGTAGATAATCTCCAGTTCACGTTACCGTTTCCAAACTGTCCTCTGAAAGCTCTTGGTTCAAACGGCGTATTTAATGAAAACTTTGATATTATAGGTCTGATCGTTAGAGGTTCTATGATGCCATCTAATAACAACTTCTCAGGCTGATTAAAATCAGATTTTAAGAATAAAGGGTACCTGCCAGTGCTGTAGTAAGTGCCTCCTGATTCTACAAATTCGACAGGGTCGAATACTTCAAGCTCTGTGTAATAGTCTTCTTCCAGTATTATTCTTGCATCAGTCGCGCCATACCTTCCAAAGAAGTGTAGGTGTCCTGGGTTACCGGCCGATATTTTTGCCAGTCCTTCTGTCCAGTCTCTTTCTCTTCTGATATCAACACCTTGCTTGTGTGTGTTGAAATTTGACGAAGAAACAAAATTGTTAGTTCCAGCAAGTATTTTCCTCTGAGCTCCTGAGCTGTCTGACTCAATGGAGCTTGTCACATAAGTAAGACCGCTTAAGACTCTTTCCTTTCTCACTTTTTGCGAGAAGAATCCTGATGCTTCATGCGAACCAGAAAGTACCGAAGGCTTTGAAGCGTCGACGAACCACTTGATGTTCTTTAGACGAATCTGTTCAGACGTGTCATAGTAGTTAACGTCAGAATCAATGTTGATGTAGACTACGTTTTTTGACATGGCTTAAAACTTATTCAACTTTCCTTCAAACTGCTCGACTAATGAGCTGTCGATTTTTTCATATCGATAAAGACTCTTGTGTCTCTCTAGCATGTGCGACTCTACGACAAAATTTGTCCCCTTATACAGCGTCTTGCTTGGAACAAGTTGTTCCACAAAAGAAGAAATAGAGAAATCAAACCATCTGTAGAACTCTAAAAACTTTCTAAAGTCGGGCTTGTCACTCAGTCTGTTAAAATACACATCTCTCAGGTTGTCAAGGTCAGGATAGTCTGGTGAGTACAACAGCTCTGGACTTCCAAGAACGTTATTCAACGTATCCAGTGACGAAAACATTGAGATGATGTCCTTGTCTAGCGAATCCATCATAGAGAATTCTATAGAAAGCCTTAAATCGTCTTGAGGTTCCTCTTGAAGGAACATGTCGTTACTGAGATAGCTTGGAGCGTCAACAGCCCAAGGATTTTCTGCTACAAGCGAAGCATCTTGAAAGCTTCTCACTCTTATCTTGTCATCAGTGCAAGCTTCATCAAACATGGGCGAGATGTAAGAGTAACTAAACATGTCACCCATAAAGACATTGCTTCCAGAGAGATATCCCGTTACTGTTGCGTGTTTGTTGTTCTGACTAAAATCTAAAAGTTCTAAAGCACCAGACCCGTCTGCATTCTTTGCAGACTGCTTTTGGAGGGTGTCGAGTCTAAGCTTCTGGAAAGATCCTGAAACTTTGTCGACGAAATTATAATTTACGAGTGGGTCTGATACACCAAAGGATTTTGGATTTCTGACGTGCTCTTTCCACTCGTCTACATCGAGCCCCTTTGACCAAAACCTAAGATTTGAAACCCATCCTGAATAATCAACAGTCCTTGCTATGTCGTCAATGTTCAGTGAGTCGTTTAGAAAATAATAGCCTGAAGAAGGTATGCCTGTAGGTATCGTCTGATTGCTTCCTATCGCTATGTAAGAACCGGAAACGTTGTAGTCTGTCGACCCGCTTCTAAACGCATTTCCTTCTGAAGCAACTTGCTCGTAGAAATAAGACGAAGTCACATAAGAAGTGCCTAATTCTCCTGAATCGTTCTTTGCAACTCTCAAGTAGTAAGACGATGAGACGAAGGATCCTATTTCATCGTTTCTAAAACATCCTACAGCAACGTTCCATTTGTCACCGTCGAATATGCCCTTGTCTTCTAGATCCACACTTAGCTCCAAAAGAGGAGATGCACCAGAGAAACCGGGTCGTATAAATGCCTTGACTTTTGAGCTAACTTTTGGATATTCAGCGAACTGAGACGCGACCACGTTGAGGATAAGACCGGGCTTTGCGCCCGCAGCACTTCCTGTTATGAATAATCTCATCAAAGACTGATTGCCGTCAGGATCTGCAATTAAACTCGATTTTTGCGGTGGTATCTTGAATAAACCTTCCAGGTGCCAAGATCCTGATGTCAAGAGACCGTCAGAAATTCTAGAAGTTCCGACATTATTGCCGTCTGCATCTTTGTAAAAGACACCTGCGGGTTCTGGGTAGCCTGGTTCTATTCTTGACGCCGACAGTGGCATTGATAAAACTAGATTCGACCCAGATAGGTCGACCATTGCCAACGACTCTATTCTTTTCTCTCTTGAAGAAGAAAGCTGCTTTACAGTGGGTCCACCGTACTCTCTAATTCTCAAACTGTTGTCGGGGTCTATTCCCACCGATCTTAGAAATGTTCGTATGCTGTGTTGTGTTCCCTTGGACTTGATTATGCTTGGCATGTTCACCAAGACTCTTCTAATCATTGTGGTCTGTATGCTCTTTAAAGTAACATTAATGTCATTTAGGGAACCAAAATGCTGACCATCCAAGAATTGAGCGAGAGAAGCATTGCTAAAAAACTTTGGCAGGAAGAATCCGTACTCTCTTATGATGTCTTCCAAGAAATTATCAGGCACTGTGTCGTCTAAGTCGTACCTGACAGTCCTGAGAGTCGCAAAAGAGTCGATATACGTCTTGATCTCATCGAAGAATTTAGCCCAAATATAGAGGAAAGTCAGGATTATCTGCACAGACCCTTTTTGACCTTGACCTGGTATTCCTTCCCCGCCGTAGGGATCTCCGCCGTTACCTTCAACTTCCGCAAACCCGTCTTGAGATGCTCCTTCTAAGAGATAATGCTGGGGTATAAGCCTCAAGATGTTGTTTGGATTTGCTCTGTCGTAATTGCTTGCCGAAGTCAATAGATCGACATTGAGATCTACAATGTCTTTGTATGCCGGAAAAAGGACGATCTTAAATTCGTCCTTTTCGTTCACCATGACGTTGTCAATTGATCCGCTGACGTTGACTCTTCTGTCAGAGCTGTAGTTGTTTATGTTTGAGTGTAGTGAATTACCTGAGCTGTCGAGTACTAGTGACTCGATGTTTGTACTTCCATTCAATGAGAGAGACCCTGAGGGCTCATTAAATCTATAGTACAACTTAAGGTCAGGATGCGCGTAGAGACCTCGAGAGGAGTATAAAATTTGAGTCTTTCTGTCTCTAACGGAGTGAAATACTCTAAGTTCATCGAGAGAACCGCTGAACGTCTGCGTGGGAGTAACGAGAACGTCACCAGAATAGAAAGAGCTTCCGGATCCTATGAGAAAGTCTGCGTCATCGGCATCTATCTTTTTTATTCTAACTTTTTTGTCACTCTCAGCGAAGAGGTCCTCATTTAGATAGAACTGAAGGCTGTTTTCTTTGACATCTTCCTTGTTTAAGGTCAAGCAGATATGATTGTATATACCTTTGTATAGAATTCCTGTTACTGAGTTTCTGTGCGAGCCTGATGACACGCTGAAGACTGCGTTTGTTTTTTCAGTCGAAGCACTTGGTTCTAGATAAAAAGTAATTGACTTATCAGGTGAAGAAGACTTTTGAAAAACTACTTGTGTGTCGTTTGTTGTTTCCGGAAGGAACACGAGAGTTTCTATGGTAAAAGAGTCGTCGTCTCCTGGGTTTATTACGGTTGTTCCCCTGTTGTTCTTCGCGAGTTCAGGGTAGAGGTTTCCAGACTTATCCTTGACGGCAATCCAATTTCCTCTTGTCGAAGACGGAGTCTCTCCTACTTGTGTACCAGAGAAGTGCAATGCACCTGCCCACCTTGGAAATCTGTCAAAAACCCATTTCTCAAATCCAGTTAAGCTGTCAAGAAAAAATTCTACTTCTTTCTTGGATCCATCGAACGGATAGCTGTTGATTATTTTGTTAAATGCCTCGTTAACTCTTACTTCTGCTGAGGAAAAAAACGTGTGATTCTCAAACTTCGACCAGTCAACGTTTAACTGCTGTGTACTCTTAAGAGGATATCCCAAAGGATCATATTTGAAAGATCCTGAATCGCCTGCTACAGAGTCTGAGAGGTTAAAATCAGAATAAGACAGCTGTATTGGTTTTGAATCGACTGCTGACGATTTCAAAAAACTTGGTGTGTATGGTGAGTTTGATCGAGTCGTCATTTATGTCACACGGTTCTGTCTATTCTAAAGTTAGTCGAGACATTCTCAAACTTTGTCTTTATTCCGTTCTGAGTTATCATTATGTCGATGTTGTAATTTCTACCTGACACCAAGCTTGATGCGTCAAACTTAAAATACATCCCCTCTGAGTCGCTTGAAAGTTTTGTTGAGTTTTTCACGTCGTCAAAAGGTATTATTACTTTTCCTGTAGTGTCGTCTTTTATTTGATAGTGTACGTTCTTTAACACTATTCCTGCTAGATTGACGGGAATTTTGACGATTTTTATCAGGGGGTTTGTATCATCGAATATGTTCACTCTCACAGTTACTTCTTCGTCATCTCTGTAAGAAGTCTTCATGCTGTAGGTCGAGACTGTGTAGACCTTCGGGGTGTTGTGTGACGTTCTTGTTTGCGGACTAAATGTTACAGCACTACCTGACACGTAAGAGACAGTCAGGTCGTTCGAAGACCAAACAGGAATGAATTCGACTGATCCTGATTGAAGAATTTTAGCAGCTACTGTTGCGTCTGTCGAAGGAATCGTGACCGAAGACTGATAGGTTCCTGTGACATAGTTAGATCCATAAGAGAACTGTGACCCAGAGAATACCAGGTCGTAGTAGCCCCCAGATATCTCTGTGATCAATTTTAATTTGAGGCTATTGCTTCCTGTGATAGGAGTAAGTGTACTTCCCGATGTCAAATTCGTTAAGTTTCCTCCTGCTGTGTTGTAGAGAGACAACTTACAAACTGTGTCGAAAGTTAAATTCTGTGTATCGTCTGATATTGAGTCGTCAAAACCTATCCTAAGCTGTGGTCTTCTAGACTCGTCGTATGCGTTCCTCGAAGCGAATCTTTTAACAAAATACGTTTTTTCGTCGTCCTCAAGCGTCTTAGAAAAGCTTATTCTGAAACCGCTTTCAGGTAATTCATTTTTGAGCGTTGCTGAAACTATCTGAGTGACGTCAACCACTAAGTCTTCATCACCTGTGACAAATGTCTGAGTGGCTTCAGCGTTTGTCAAGCTGACCGAGCTTGTTATGTAGTCCCCTGTGCCCGCGGGCCCACATGCAAGTCCACAACCAGATACGAACCATTTGGAGCTTAGAGACGAAGTCAGCCAATTGCATATGTCGTAGTCAGCGTAGTAGGATACATCCTTTCCTATACCCTCGTCGAAAGAGGCTGAAAGAGGAAAGACGCTGACTTGAAAATTGACTGGTGTGGGTTGACCTCCGTAGACATCAGAGAGGTGAATCTTGCAGAAAAAGCTTGGATCGCTTATGTTGATCTTTCCAGACTCGTATAGATCCCTTAGACTCGTCAGATCGAAGTGGACTAGAATTCGAGACAATTCACTGTTCGGCACAGACCCACTCATTGAAGCTCCGTAGAGCTTGAACAGATCGAGAGATCCTGCGGCTCCGACGTTGCTATTAAACTTTCTAACACCTTTAATCACTTTATTCGTGATGTATGTGTCTTTGTCTGCCTTAATTATTTTCAGCATCTTTCGGCTCCGTTACAGATTCGTGACACACTTACCTATGATGTTGATGTCGGGGAATTTAATCTCAAATATTCCTCCATCAGGCGGGTATAAAATCTGATTTTTAGTGTGTATTTGGGGGTCGAAAGAGATTGGAGAGTACTCTCTGTTCTTCACCGTTCCATTCAGATTATTAAATTTAATTTTGTCGACCGATATAACACCTTGTTTTGAGTATATTGTTGAGATGATGTCTGATATCACTATCGGCTGACCAATGTGAAAATTCGTTACGTCAAGCTGACGTTTCAAGTCTGATATGATGCTTTGAAGAAGAAGCTGCTTGTTAAGAGAAGGATCGACAACAATCTGAAAGAAGAACTCAAGATTAATGATCGGTGCATCCATAATGTCGACGGCGTCTGAAATCATCCTATAAGCGTTCAGATACCTCTTCAGGTTTATCTTCAGTCTGTCCGGTGATGTCACAAGCTGATTGTTCTGGTCTCTTGAGATGATGAAGAGCCTCGTCGCCATTGGATTATCGGGATTCTTCACAACAGAAGCTCTGAAGACTCTTCCAAAATTACTGGGCATTGTGTACACACGAGATATCAGGTCTTCTTTTGTCACTATTCTGTCCTGCGCGCCCTTCATGGTGGGCACAAGAGCGAGGAGCTCATCTGATGTAGGAGAATCTTCCCCACCGCTCGCTGCCTGCGGGTTTGATGCTTCTATTGTGTTTCTTATCTGTGCTTGTTGTGCAGCTGGTGGATTATTCGGGAAAGTTACTTCAAGGTTTGTAATGTTTCTTATAGTGTTCGGAGCTGCATTGTGTGAGAGACCACCTCCGTAACGATATCTCACAGTGAGTGTCGTGTTCGATGCTGCTACACCTAATGTCGATGTCCTCAGAAGACTCTGTGGATTTAAAGGAGACCTGGAGAACGCTTGTGAGTACGGGAGAGGTATGGAGAATTCAGAAGGATCAGGAATGACATCGTCTTCAAGGCTATCAGCTGTGCCTCCACCGAATATGAGCGTAGTTGTCCTGTCTGAAAGAGCAACTTCTCTGACGTATCTATAGGGTGCTGGTATGACCTTGAGGTTATCTTTGACTGCGACGGGAGAAAGAGTATTATCAGCCGTATTCAAGACGTTTTTGTAAACAACATCGCTCGTTAGACTGTCTACTTCGTAGTAAGAGTTTCCCAAACCATCTGTCACAGATATGATCTGTGTAATGTTGTTCTGTGAGAGAGATATTCTCCTAAACTGAACGAACTGTCCAATGTTAAAAGATTCAGTAGCTTCTGTCCCAGAGCTACAAACGCCACTCTTTTTCAATATCTTTGAAACCACAGACCCATTTATTCTTCTTCCGTTCACAACTTCTACACTCGGATCAACAACTATGTTTGCCGTTGTGTCGTCATATTTCCAGAATTTTACGTCTTCTAGAAGAATGAATTCGACACCATTGTCTGCCTGGACTATCGAACCCTCGTTTATTGTGGGTATCAAATCTGGGTCTGGGTTCAATGAACCATCTGTTAGCACAGGTACTTCCATGTAAAAGTCTACTGTTGCAATTGCAGCAGATGCACCTGTTATTGGAACTCCTGCGTTCCTTAAAGCTCTTTCAATGTTGGCAGTCTCGACAACTGTGTCGCTATTGAGCTCACCGTAAAGGTGATCCATGTAAAAAGACATGTTATCACCAATGTACGCGGCCATGTCAAGAAAAAGACCGCCCACTGAAGACTCGGAGAAGTCTTGAATCCTGTCTGGATAGTATTGTCTTGCATAGTCCAAGAGGACTGCTCTAAATCCGTCAAAGTCTCTTGCAAGGTAGTTTCTTTGTCTGACAGACTTCAGTGCAGTTTTATTATCGTTGATTGCCATTTATTCCGCCTGACCGTAAATAATGAAATTTCACACCACATACAAGACTATTTGAAGGCCTTTACCCCTCACGTTTATTATCGGTATGTTGTATGTAATGTTGACCTTTATTATACCCGTGTTTTTGTTCTCCATTCTGTCGACCTCTGACGAAAAATTCTCGAGATCAATGTATGGCATCCACTTGTCAACAGCGTCCTTAATCCTTACGATCGCTTCGCTGTCAAAATCGTCCTGAGACACAAACTCTGTTGTGAGAGGCTTTAAGTTCGCACCGAATTGATACAGACCTACTCTCTCACCCCAGTTAGTGAGAAGAAGGTTTCTCAAATTATCTGAGAATTGGTCTTCAAGCCTGTAATTCATCTTAAAGATTCCTTCTTTGTCACCCAACTGCATGGGCGTCATTATTCCGTAGGGTACAACTGTCTTTTGTACAGATTCTTCAGACAGTTGTGACTGAGTCTTTCCTACGCTCTTAAAGCTATACGACGCCATAACAACTATCTATTTGTAAGCTTTCATTGGAAACCTAACAACTAGTAGCTTTACTAGAAAAAAATAAATTTTAGTATGACGTTATGTTGTCAGACCAAGTGATTAACAGAGTCGCCTCGAGCATAGTGGATAAAACAAAGTCTATTAAGGACCCGAACGAAAGCTGGCGAATAATTGTTACTGAAATATTTAACGCTCTGAAGCAGGATGCAACAGTCGAAGTAAAAGACTTAGTCAATATAACAGTTGGCGGCGCGACTCTTGCGACAGCTACAGGACCTGCTGCCGGCGTTATAACACCCCCACTTTCTTCTGTCGATCTAAAAGGAAAGATTACTTAAGAACAACTTTCTTTGCGAAGGTACCAGTAGGTTGGGCACCTTCAACCCCTAATGATCCACCCATTGTGTCTGTAAGCGGTGGAGCAGTCACTTGTCCAGCTGTGACTATTGCAGTGCTGCAGAGTACTGCCTTGTCTGCGTCATCTCCGCCAAGTTTTAATACTCCGAGATCTGAGGGTGTCAAAACAATGTCACCGTTAGACCTGACAATTATAGACGCCCACTTTTTAGTGTCTGATGATTCGTCTTTTATTTGTCTTTTGTTGGGCGCTTGCCTTGTAGTACTGTCAGTTACTATTATTTCAATATCAGACCTGGCGATGAGTCTTATCTTGTCTGTCTTAATGACTATACTTGCGTCTCCTGACGAAGAATCTTTAATTGGTGTCTTCAGAGATTCATTGAAGGACCTTAAGCCGAACTTAAGGTCTACTTCATTCGCTTGTGATACTAAAATTCTGCTTCTGTCGTGTTTATAATCAGGGTCTCCTTCAGCAGCCGACGTAACATCAGGCGACTTGTTGAGTTCATTTTTTAAGACCGACCCTTTTTTAGAGCCTTTTGCGTCTTTGATACTTGTAGTAGAAGTTTCTTTACCGAATGTTTCTTCAGTCTGCCCGCGTCCTGCAACGATGTCAATTGACCCTGCTTCGTGTTTTGTCTTTCTCAGATCGCCAAGACGGTCTGTTCCCAAAACAACAAGAGTGTTGTTGGTCCCTTCTAAAGCAATGTCACCAGGTCTTTTCTTAAACCTTGGAACCGCTTCATAAGACATCATTGCTGAAGCTTTAGACTGCGTTATCAACTTTTCAAAGACGTCTTCGTCCTCGCCACGCAATATCACATTTTCTCTAGCAGTTATTCTTTCTTCTCCCATTTTGAGAACAGGACCATTTCTAAGTTCATGCCATACATTTTCACCTGACTCTGCAGTCTTATTCTTCTCATTCGTCAATCGATCTTTTGATCCAGGATTCATCGATACTTCAAATGATCTACCCGGGTGTGAATGATTGACGTCGTCAGATATGTGAGGTTCTGTTATTCTGCAAAACCAAAAAGCCATATCTGAATCATTTTCAGGTTTTTCAAACATTACCCATACACATTCGCCTGGTTTGCACGGCATCGACAGATGGGACGGAAAGAAAGGAAAAACGAACATGGGGTCGACGTCTTCGCCTACTCTCTTCGCAACGATAGTATTTCTTGGAAGAACATCAGCATATGTCATGTTCGACACGCCCATAGAGTGCCACGTCGTCTTTCTGACTTCATCGACAAGTTCCGTGTTTGGATCGGTTACGACATCAAGGACTATCATCCTCGCGAAAGTGGACTTTGGTGAAGGCGTGTTATTCAGAAGGCTTGTGTTGATTCTACCTTCTGCGTAATTTCTGAGGTTATCAGCTCTGCTCATCTCAGCCACCTAATTTCTTAAACATCTCTTCGGCGTCTATCTCATCACTCTCTTTAACCTCTGATTTGGACACTAACTCGGCAAGCCTGATTATCTG